GTCAACGTTGGAGAGCGTGTAATCCGTGCAGCAGCACAAGGTGCACCAGATTATACAAACATCGGCGCAACTTTTACAAAGGTTGAACTAACTACCAAAAAGATTCGTCTTGATTGGGAAGTATCAACAGAAGCACTTGAAGACAATATTGAAGGTGGAGCACTTGAAGATCATCTAGTTCGCTTGATGACTAACGCTTTCGCAAACGATATTGAAGATCTTGCTATTAATGGTTTAGGATCAGGCAATGATGCCTTCCTTTCAATCATGCCTGGCTTCGTAAAGCAAACTCGTGGAACAGTCGGAAACGATGCTCACGAATATGCTGCAACAGTCGCAGACGACAATTACACAACATCAGTAATGCAAGGCTTGCTATTAGCAATGCCTCGTAAGTACCGTGCACTTAAGAGCAATCTTAAGTTCTACGCAGGTACTGATGCTTTTGCTGGTATTGTTCGTAACAACGGTACACTTGCAGATGCAATCTCAGCAGCGTTCTCAGACCGCACTGGTAGCACTCAAGCAAATCGTCAAGAATATCTTGATGGTGGAACACAGACACTAGGTAATACACGTACTACTCGTGTACTTGGTGTAGATGTTCTTGAAGTTCCTTACTACCCTGCAGGTTATGTCGATTTGACATTCCCTCAGAACCGTGTATGGGGCTTCCAGAGAGACATCACTGTAAACCGTGAATACAAGCCAAAGAAAGACACCATCGAATACACAGTATTCGTACGTTTTGGTATCCAATGGGAAGAACTAGATGCAGTCGCTTATGTCGACTCAGATAGTGCTGATTCCTAAGATCTAAAAGATCAAATATTAGGGCGGGTAGCGTAAAAACTACCCGCCTTATTCTTATTCTGGTATAATTACAAATAAGCATAGGAGAATTATGAACTTAACAATTGAAGAGTTATCAACTAAAACCGTAATGGCATTAAAGGCATACGCAAAAAAAAATAAAATAGAATTATTTGACGCAACAACTAAACTTGAAATATTAGAAATTCTTGCTAGTTGGATACCGCCAGTAAATAAAGAAGAACGAGTAGAAGAGGCAAACAAGGCAGAAAAATTAACAAACAAAGTAGCCCTACATTCACAAAGAAATCTACACATGGATAGTTTAGGTGCTTTAAAAGTAGGTTATAACATAGTCTCAAAGGAGGCATCGAAAAAGTGGTTAACTCACAGGTTGGTAAGAATAGCACCACCTGAAGAGGTAGCCGCATACTACGGTAAATAAAAATGCAGATATTACGTCTTCCCCCATATCCACTTTCTGTAACTTACACAGTTCCAGACGCTAATGCTGATTATATAATCGTTATTGAAAACGTTGCAGAGTTAACAGAAATTGAAGAGGCTGTAGAGTCTAACGCTAGCAAACAAATTACCTATTCTTTAGACGGTAACTTTATTAAATATGACAAATCATATGCATTAACAATATACGAAGATGGCGGATCATCTGGAGAAATTCTTGTTCGTGGCGACATTGTTGTAGAAGATAATTTAGAAATTATGAGACCTTACGTAGACCCTACACCACTTGCTACATCTGGAACAGCAACAGATATAGCCTTGTATAAAGGTTACGAAAATTTAGCAAGAGCAATAATTGACAGTATTGTTGGTGGATTCTACTATGACAGAACTTATTTAGAAGTAGTTGGTCAAGGAAATGATTATTTACCGCTTTGGAAAAAAACACATAAACTTTTAAAAATATATGAAAATGCAGAATTAGTATACGATATAGAAAATGAAGAAGGTCCAGCCTTAACAGATTATACTTTTTTTATAACTAAAGATAAGACAGCAATTACTAAAGATCCACTTGAAAACGTTGACTCTATAAATCGTGCAGAAAGAAGATATTCTCGCATACCTTTAGGCATATCTGACTCTATGAGTTTATTTGACACAGAAGATAGTGGAAACACCCAAACCGTTGTTCCAGGCGTAGCATTTTCAGAAGGTGCAGATTATATTATATTAGCAGAAACAGGATATAAAGTTGTTCCATACGATATTCAAGATGCAGCACTTATGCTCATTGATGATATTAAATGTGGTAAATTAGATTATTACAAGAGATATGTTAAAAACTATAGCACCGATCAATTTAAAATTCAATATGATGAACGCCTAATTGACGGCACTGGAAATATATTAGTAGACAAAATACTAGATAAATACAAAGAAACGATTATCCGTCCAGGAGTATTATAGTGGAAGACTGTACAACAACAGACTTTCTTTATCCAATGAAGGCTGATTTATATTATCCCATTATAACTCAAACACAATATGGACAAGCAACTAGAGAATGGTTTTATGATAGAACTATTATCTGCAATGCCACCTCTATAGGAGGAGCAGGTACTGAACAAATTAAGCCAGAAGCATTTTTACAACATGAAAACAAACTAATAGCAAGAACAAAAACAGATCCTAGAACATCCTCAACTCAAACAGATAATGCAATCACTAACATTTTAGTTACAAACATTCGTAATGCTAATGACGAAATTATTTATAAAGAAACAGCAGGACCAAGATCTGGACGTGGAACTATTTATGAAGTAGCAACAGTAGATCCTTTTAGTGGGCCATTTGGATCAGTTGAATACTTTAAAATATTATTGCGTAGAACAGAAAATCAAACTATAACAGACTAATGATAATTACAACAAATACCAAAGGCTTTAACAAACAGATGAACAACATTGTTCAATACGCTTTTGGATTTTTAGATGGTGCTCAAAAAGGTAAAACTGTTTTTTTAAAAAACCTAGGTGCAGGAACAATAGAGGCAATGGCTAGGTATGTAGATGTTTCAGCAAGAGGAAATCCAGCAGCACTTCAGCATGTTTATGAGTGGTATCAAGTTGGAAGCCCTAGTGCAAGATTGTTTGATATTAATTACACCGTCAGCAATTTAGGATTAAGTATTAATTCAAAATTTAAACAATCAAAAACTGTTAAAAAAGATTCTAACGTACCATTTTATAATAAAGCAAAAATCATGGAAGATGGTATTCCAGTTAAAATTAAACCTACAAGATCTCCAGTGTTGGTATTTAATGAAGGTGGACAAACAGTGTTTACCAAAAAATCAGTAGTTGTTTCTAATCCTGGAGGAAGTGAAGCAAGAGGTTCGTTTGAAAAAATTATGGATGAGTTTATTTTAAGATACTTTAAGCAATCATTTTTAAAGGCTAGTGGAATATATGACTATATTAAAAAACCAACAATATTTAAGAAAAATATTAAAGTTGGTTCTAGAATGGGCAGATCTAAGGGTATTGATACTGGCTTTAAATGGATTGCTAATGCAAAGATTGGTGTAGAATAGTATTATGGCACTAAATGTATTAAGTCAAACTGGCTTCCCGCCAACCTTTGTAAATGCTTTTGTTAATAGTGAATTAAAAGAGTTTGGCTTAATGCCAACTGGACCAGAACCATTTCAGCCATTTTTTCCAGCACAGGTTCCTGATAGTGTCGAAGGTATTTATAATGACATTCCATTTATCAGAAATAATCCAGATACAACAGTTATTATATTTGATAGGCTTATTAGATTTAGACCAACGACATTTTACAGACATAAAAGAGAGCAATTGATATATTTTATTTATAGTCCAAATCTTTCTAAACTAATTGATACTACTAGGGTTATTATTGAATGCTTAGATAGAGAGGATGCCGCTGCTCAAGACCTAAACCTCTGGATATCTCAAAATGACATTCTTGATGAAAGCGGCAATGCTATCCCTAAAAATGTATTTTTTCATAATATAAAGGTTTATCAAGCAGACGAAAGTAGGGATATCCTAGAATTAGCCTCTGCCAGAACCCTTGCACTCAACAAACTTGTAATAGAGTATGACTATCATACAAGCGGGGCATCAGAAAGATACACATAAAACGGTGTTATAATTAACATGAGGAAACAAACGCCAAACAACTTAATATCTATTTCTATAGAAAGAGGTGAATAAATGGCATACAGTCGTGGAACATCGACCAACATTATCGTTGGCGCTGCAGCACTTTTTGTTGCAGACACAACCCTAACTCCAGGTACTCTGGAAAGTTTTGATACTGAAGAATCATTCAAGGAAACCCTTGCTGATGATGCAGGTTATACAAACGTAGGTTACACCATGAACGGTCTTGAATTACAGTTCCAACCAGACTTCGGTGAAGTACAGGTTGACCAAATTCTTGACGTTGCTAAACTTTACAAGCAAGGCATGCAGGTAAATCTTGCAACTGCTTTTGCTGAGGCTACCCTTGAGAATCTTCTTTTGGCTCTAGCATTTAACTCAGACGAACTATCTGGATCAAAGGCATCTAACGCAGGACAGGTTTTAAACCTATCAGGTGGAGATATCGGCGAATGTCCAGTAGAACGTGGAATTGTTGCAGTAGGACCTGGCACAGGTGATTGTATTGACTCTCCATTCGTGGAACGTGTTTATACAGCATACCGTGCTTTGTCAATCGAAAACGTAACAGTTTCAGCAAAGCGTGACGAGGCTTCAATGTTTGAAGTTTCATTCCGTTTGCTACCAGAAGATACTTCAGGCTCATACGGTAAGATCGTTGACCGTACCTTTGGAGACCTATTATCTTAATAGTTTAACTATTCTACATAGCCCATGTCTTCGGATGTGGGCTTTGTTGTTTTATGGTAAAATTGAATTTATATGGCAACTACAATATATAACTCTCAAACAGTGTATTTATTCGACGGTACGGAATTAGAAATAATACCATTGAAGATAAAATATTTGCGTGAATTTATGCAAACCTTTAAAGAGATAAAAAAAACAAAAACTGATGACGAGGCAATAGAAGTATTGGTTGAATGTGTGCGGGTATGTATGAAACAATATTACCCTTCAATATCTAAAAGCGTTCAAGATGTAGAAGATAGTATAGATATGCCTACAATATATAAAGTATTAGATACCGCTGCTGGAATTAAAATTAATAAAAAGTCAGAAGAGCCAGTTAAAAATCAAGCGTTAGACAGTGGTCAAACCTGGGAAACCTTAGATCTTGCAAAGTTAGAATCTGAGGTTTTTTTGCTGGGTATATGGAAAGACTATCAAGAATTAGAAACATCATTATCTATGCCAGAACTTATGGCAACCCTAGAGGTAAGTAGAGAATTAGATTATACAGAAAAAAAATTTATGGCTGCAATTCAGGGGGTAGACTTAGATAAAGAATCAAATAAAGACAAGGGCCAAAAAGAGTGGGAAGACATGAAGGCTAGAGTATTTAGTAAAGGTCAAACAAAAGATAGCAATGATGTTTTAGCATTACAAGGTGTTAATGCCCAAAAAGCAGGGTTTGGCATAGGGGATGGTTTAGATTATGAAGATCTTAGAGATCCATCTGTTATTAAAAAATAGACTCCTTATGCTATAATTGACATAGCCTATATAGGAGGATACACAATGGCAACAACAGTA